CGTCTCGCGCATGGACAGGTTCGGGTCCATCGCGACAGCCGTCGCGCCCGGATTACGCTGGACAGCGGCCTTCGCCATCGCTCCTTCGGAAGCGCCGATGTCGAGCAGCGCGCCGTCGCCAAGCGTATCGGCGATCACGTAACCGACGGCGTCCTGCATCTCGCGGTAGCCGGGGATTGACGTCTGAATATGGTCCTCGAAGTTGCCCGAGAACGGTTTGCGCTCTTCGGCAAACTTCTTGACCCGCGTCGGCAGATCGACAACGGGCACGTACTCGTCGAGCCGTTGTGGCTGCTGCCGCACGCCCGCAGTGACGTCTGCGAAGAAATTGGTGAACTTGCGTCCGTCCCCCGCGAGGTCACCGCCGCGCACGTCATCGCGGGGCTGGAGCAACTCCTGCGCGAAACCCGCCGACCACACCGCCCCGTCATCCATGACGGAGTAGAAGTCACGTGCCTTCGCGTCGTCGCCCGTCGCGAGATCGTTCGGCGCGAGCGGTATCGTCGGCGATCCGTCCATGAAGACCAGACCGTCGCGCGTCAGAACGCTCTCCTGCTGGAACGCGCGACCAAGCTCCACAACTGTGTCGCGGTCGGCGAAGATCATAAACGACGTGCCGTCGCTCTGCCCCCGGTACACGCCCTCCATCTTGCGGTACGCGATACCGCGGCGCTGCAGCTCAGCTTCAAGCGCCGCGTTCTGCGCCTCGTCTGCAGCCGTGTTTCGCGCTGCCGTAACGACGCCCCAGCCGGGGCGCCGCAGGAACTCAGGCGTGACACCCTGTCGCAGATCGCCCATCGTCGCAGGGGGTGCGAGACGCCGCTCGATCTGGTTCAGGAGCACCGGACCCGTCGCGGGGCCGTATGCCAGTTCGACGGCGCGTTCCAGATCGGCGGGCTCTGCCGTGGTGAGGTCGAGGTCTGCGGCTTCCGCCGCCGCACGCATCGCCTCGATGAGATCGGCTTCACCTTCGCGCTGCGTCTCCGGGGCGCGCACGCGATCCAGTACCTCGGCGGTGATACGCGGCGTTCCCGTCTCGACCGTGCTCTCCAGAGCCCCTCGGACATCCGCGAGCGGGTAGCGCTGCAGGAACTCACTGAGCTCGACGCCGAGACGCTGTGCTGTGGTGCGTGCGAAGGCGACAGCCTGCAACGCCTCTGCCTCTGCGACATCCCGCGTTCGCCCGGCCCGACGCAGCGACGAAACCAGCTCGACGCGCGCTTCTTCGGCGACGCGCTCCAGCTCAGTCTGTCCTTTTTCGGCACGGTCGGCGGCGCTCTGCGCCTCCGATACCAGCTCCGACATCTGCTCGTGGTACGCGCGCAGCTCCGCGGCGCTCATACGCTCCGGGTCCGTGCGCAGATGCTCGCGAATAGCCATGTCGAAGCGCGTGCCCACAATATCGGACGCGTACGACGCCGTCGGGATTTCGAATGTCCCGCCCGTGTCAAGGGCGCGGCGGTACGCCTCGATATCGACCCCGGGCACGGCGCGCAGAAACTGCTCCGCTGACACGCCATTCGGGTCACTTTGGAACAGCTCGTCAAGCGCCTGCGCGTCAACATACAAGCTCTCGACGGGACCGTCCTTAGTCAATGCCTCGATAGCGCTGCGATAGCGCTCGGGCACCTGCTTGCGCATCTGGCTGTCTTCTGCTGACCGCGCCAGCTCGTTAAAGAACGCGCGGTCATGCGCGACAGCGCGCGCGTCGCGCAGATACCTACCGCCCACGCCGGTCACCTCGATCGGGGCCGTAGCGAGCTCGGCGATACCCTCGACCATGATCTCGACCATGTTCACGTCCTGCCCGGATGCCAACTGCCCCAGCGCCTCGCCGCCACTGCCCATGACCGCCTGCGCCAGAGCCTGCATAGCCATCTCACCGGCGGGTGTCTTGGCGAGCACGCTACCAGCCACCCCGCCGGACGCCGCATCCACGAGACCGACAACTGCGCCGTAGGTGAACGCCCGATCGCGCAGTCGACGACGAACTTCCGGGTCCGCCACCAGCGCCGCGCGCTGCTCGGGATCGGACAGGTCGTACCCGGCTTCCTGCACGAACTGGTCAAACGCCGAAGCTTCGCTCGTTGTATAGGACGTGGCCCCGAGCACCGCTGCACCTGCCATCGGGTTCCGCGTGGCGAAAGTCGTAGCCGTCGCTGCTGCGAGCCCCGGTGCGCTTTCGACAACGACGTTCGCGAGCCACTCCGTGAATGCGCCCGGATCATTCGCAACAAGCGCGCCAAGTGCAGACAGCTGCTCCCCGACGCCGGGCGTTTTCCCGATATCCGCAAGCGTAGCGTCGATGCGCGCAACGCGCGCCGACCTTCCGTACGATTGACCGATGCGCGCCGTGTTCGCCCCCTGCGCTTGCAGGGCGGTGTCAAGCTCTCCCTTCAGAAACGCCTCGTAACGCTGCAAGCTCTCGTCACTGCCAAACGTCAGCCGTGACGACAGGTAGCGGGCCATAGCTTCCGGCCAGACACTCGCGCCGGTATCGACGGCGATATCTCCGAGTGTGCGATCGCGGTCAGCGATGCGTTCTTGCAGGTCTGTAAGTTTGTCTTCGGCGTCGCGCACACGACTGCGATTTGCCCACCCGGTAACTGTTCTGTCAAACCCCCGCTGCAAGCTGTTGAAAAGACCGGCGGTCGTGGAGAGGTTCTGTAGCTCGGACTGCGCCAGCGCGGCGTTCATGGGGTCTTGCGCAACCCACCCCGCCAAACGAGACGACGCCATGAGTTGCGTGCGGCGGGTCTGCGCTTCGATCCGCCGCGCCAGCTCGGATTTGGCGTTGGACAGCACGTCCGGCGCGATCGTCAAGCCTTGGCGTTGTGCGTCTTCAGACCGCGTAAACGCGGCAGCAGCATCAGCCGCCGGAACCGCCTGCTCGATCATCAGCGCCGCGCGCTCAGCCGCACGCGTATCGCGCTCTTTTCGGAACGTCTGATACCGCTCCTGCGGGGTTTCGGTTTGCAGCGCGGTGCTGGCGCCCGTCTGCTGCTCCGCCTCGCGCCACCGCAGGTAGTTCTCGCGATCGTCTGCCATCTATAATCCTGTTGTTACTGCTCCAGCAAGAAGAGCTGGTACAGCTCCACAAGCTCGTCATCGGTAGCATCAGGATTAGCACCTCGTTCGATTTCAATCAACCACTGAGGCACTGCGCCGATGTCAACATTCGGTGGCAGGCCCGCGGCGATCAGACGCTGCTGTTCGTACGCCTCCACGATGTCCGCCTCCTGCGGCATCGTGCCACCGTTCACCTGCATGAGCTGCGTCGCAATGCGCGTTCGATCCGCGATCGGGATCTCGTCATACGATACCGCGACACGGTATCGCGTGTCAGATGCCCGCCCCGAGGCGTCAAACAGCGCTCCGCTGCCGAGCTCGTTGACGCCGTCGAACCCGCCGCCGAAGAAGCCCGCGTCGGGGCGGTAATACTCGATCGGGAGCGCGAGCGTAGACGCCATTTCGCGCACCTCGCGCGTGTTCGGCTCTCGGCTTTCCTTGTCGTAGAAATCTTGAACCATGCTCGTCAGCTGCTGCTGGAATTGCAGTCGCCGCAGACGCTGCTCTTGGCTCATTTTCCCCACCGAAGTCTGGTCCACCATCGCGCTGTACACTTCGTCCGCCGCGGTAAACGCGGCGCTGAAATCAATCGTGTTTCTACCGTCTGCCACGTCACGCTGCTGCCCGGCGAGCTCCGCGCGGACAGCCTCCTGCACCGTGATGAAACGCTCACGATCGGCGCGCGACAGGTTCGGGTAGTGCGCTGTGAGGTTTAGCTCAGCGTACCCGCGGGGGTTCGACGACGCCATGCGTGTCAGCATCTCCCACGTGTCCGGGTCCGTCTGGTCGATCCCGCGCTGGTCGTTCCGAACGGCCTCTTGGAACGACACCCAGCCGCTCTGCCCCATCGCTTGACGCATCTCCAGCGGGAAATTCGTGCGGCCCGTGGCGACATACTCGTTCCACGCAGCTTCCTGCGCCTCACGTCGGCCCTCGGTGCGCGCACGATTCTGCAAGGTCGCCATCGTGTCGATACTGCGCAGCACTTCCGCGCGCAGCTCCGGGTCTTCGATCGACAGCGCTGCCTCGTACGCGGACTGCGCATCGAAATGCGCACGCCCCGTGCGCGCCGCCGGGTCATCGCCGATCGCTGTGGCAACCGTGTCGTACACCTCCCCGATCGTCATCCCCGCGAAGTTGGGGTTCGCTGCCATAATTTCCGGCGGTAGCGCGATTTCCGCTGCAATGTACGGCGTGTTCTGCGCGGCGCCGATTATCGTGATGCCGAGCTGCTCACCGAACTGGCTGACGATGCCGCGGTTCACGGGACTGTTGTCGTACGAGCTCGCTGCAAGGACGTTCGCCGCGCCGCGATCCATGAGCGCCACCAGCTCAGGGCCGATAGCTGACGCCCCGGAAGCCCAGAAGTGTCCCTGCCCGCCGCCGGGCATGACCATGTCAACGTGGAAGTTCGAGCCGCCCATGTACTCGGCGCCGTACCCGATACCAAGTGCGCCGCCCATCGCGGCAGCGCGCGCGAACTGCGCGGCGTCCGGGTCTGTGGCGCGCACGAGCGAGCCGTCCGGGCGGTAAATAGCAACGTCTGCCGCCATGCCGGTCTGGTGGCGATCAGACCCGTGCTGCGGAAGATCGCCTTCAGCACCAGAGCCGACGACGACGCGAGTACCGAGTCCGAAAGTCGCCTCTGCGGCGCCGGTGATGACGTCTACGATTTCTTGGTTTGGCCGTTCCGGACGCGACTGCCCCATCGAGAATGTAACGGCGACACCGTCATCGGGTCGGTCGGTTGCATCGTACCGCGCGCTGTCGCGCTGCCCGCCAGCGACGCCGCCGTAGACCGGCTGCCCGCGACGGATGAACTGCTGCGTAAACTGATTTGCCTGCGCTTCGCGGACGAGGTCTTCCAGCCCGGTGTCAAGCGCGTGCTCGTCCTCCGCGGTCAGCACGTCGCGCGACTGATCCAGCATCTTCTTCGCGAGGATCGGGTCGCTGGTCGCTGCGAGCACGATGCGCTGTCTTGACGCCCCGGAAATAAGCGTCTCCGCACTTTGCTGCCGCGTCGCCGGGTCCCACCCTTGCAAGTTCGCCAGCTGCTCCTGCTCTGCGATAGCAAGACCGAGGTTCCGATCGAAGAGCTCCTGATTGTTCCAGTTCGTCGCGGCCTCTTCGATATACCCTTCGATCGTCGCTTGTCGCTGGTTCACAATGTAGTTTCGCGTCTCGCCAGACACGTGCCCGAGCAAGCTCGTGTGGGCCTGATCCTGTAGCCCGTCGACCATCTCGTCGTAGCGACGCCGCGCGCGGGGACTTAGCCCCTCGCCGTGCTGCTCTCGCAGCGCGCGTAGCCGTTCCTCGGCAGTCTGCTGCACGCCGAGTGCGTTCCCGCCGGTGCGGTTCAGATATCCCGTTTCCGGCGCGCGCAGTGCCTCACGCTGATCGTAGCGGTACGCGTTGAACGCCTCGCGCGCGTTTGCGTCTGCCGTGAGCTGGTCGCGATAGTCGATCGCGTCAGCCGCGCGGGATAGCCCCTGCCCCGCCGTCTGTGCGGCCTGCCCGATCTGTGCGCCGAACGTGTTCGGCGACGTGCTGACCTGCACGGCCTGCTGGTTTACGGGTCGTAGCTGTAGCTGTCGACGGTACTCAGGAACTGCAGCCATATCTCACCTCATGCGATGGACGCGCGATAGCGGTAGATGTCGGACGCGCCGCCAAGCGCTGTCCCCACGCCCGCGATGAAGCCCGCCGTCCGCGCGTTCGTCGCTTCGGCGTCGTTTGCATTTGCTTGGTTACGGTAGTTGCTGCGCTTGACTTCGAGATCGCGTACCTCGTACGACGTGTTACGCCGCGCGCGGTACGCATCGCGCTCAATTTCCATGCTCGTCTGCAGGATCGTGTCAAGCGGGGACCCAAAAGAAAGGTCCATGTTGTTTGACGCAAGAGCGCCGCGCGTGTTCGCGACGACCTGCGCGCCCTCGGCGCGCACCTGTCGCTCTTGGTCAGCGCCGCGCTCGTACGCGTCGCGCATCTGTTCTGTCGTTCGGGCCGCGTTGTCACGCGCTATCTGCGCTTGGAACTTCGCATTCGCGGATGCCGCCGACGCAGAATACACCGTGCCCAGCGTACTGACGCCAGCGCCTACTGCCATGATAGTGACCGGATCACACATCCCGTGCAGCCTCCATCGTAAAGAGAACCCCCCGCGCGCCTGTCGGCGTCACGAACGGTTCACCTATATCAAACCCGAGGCGCGATAGGAAGATCAAGGTTTTGCGGTTCTCCGCGGACGCCATGTTCTGCAGCGTGTCGCAACGTTCGAGCAGGTGCGCAATGAAGCGGCGCGCCCACGGAAAATACTCGCGCGCGCGGTGATCGACGCGGGGTGTTCCGAGTAGCCACGGTACGCCAAAGCCGCCCAGCGCCGGTATATTTGCCCCGAACACAGCGATCGGTTCTTCGCCGTCGTACGCGACGTACGCCTCCGTCGATACCGCCAGCGACTGCCGCAGCGCGTCGCTGGCGTTGGTACGCCCAAGCGCCCAAAGCTCGTCGCGATCGGACATCCGCATGTGCCGCGCGACGTGACGAACGTCGTCAGTGTGCCCGTCAGCTTCCCGTACGGTGATCGTCACTCGCCTACCTCCCACTCGGGGGCGACGCCGAGCACGGTCATCGGTAGCGGGTTGCGTTGACGCACGAACGTCGTGGCGTCCCGCACCCAATCCCCTTGCACTGTCAGCACCGGGGTGTGCGTCCGCAGCGGTATCGGACCTCCGACGAGCGCCGCATTCCATTCTTTGAGCTCGTTCATGCGAGATAGCGACGTTCCTGCCTCTACGCCGCGCGAGCGCTGCAGCTTGATCGCCACCTCGGATGTGGACTTAAACCGCCCCTCCGACGACCCAAGCCCATTTATCTCCATGCTGACCGCCAGCGTCTGTATCAAGCTCTCGTACGAAAGACCGACACTTACGTTTGTTGCCGTGCGATCACCGAAGTCCACCGTCCCGGTGGCGTCGACTGCCAGACCGAATGCGACATCCCCGTCGAGCAGCGCCACCACACTTTCGCCGCGCAGGTGCAGCAGACCTGACACTTCTCCGACAGGTGCCTCGAAGCTGACGGCGTACCCGCCGTCCACAAAGTACCCGGCGCGCACGTCGAGATCGTCGCGCAGCGACAGGCGTTCGGTCATCGTGACTTCTTGTCCCCCGATCGTGCGAGACACGACGGCGTACAGTCGGTCCACGGCGCCTTCTCGGGTGACGCTCACCTGACGCACCTTCGCGTCTGCGCCGCCCAGCTCGTGCCGTGTCCACGCCCAGACGTCGTGCTCCGGCATGTAGGTCATAGACAGCAGCGCGCCGTTGTCCAGCGCCGCCCAGACCAGCTTGTGCGGCGCCGACGCGAACGCCCATGACACGATCTGACGATCCTCGAACAAATCGCGCGCGATCACCGTCAGGTCTCCGGGCGGCGTGCTGTAGTCGCCGGGGCGGTAATCTCGTACAACGTTCTCAGACGGCTCGACGTAAAGCACCACGCTGCCGGTGTACAATGGCTCGACGTCTGCGGCGCCGTAGTTCGTACGCGGCGCCAGCTTTCGCCGATCGGGACGCAGGTATTCGCCGTCACCTTGTGGCGCGATCTCCCACTCACCGCCGCTCGTAAGGATGAGGAAACTCTCACTCGGTACGAAAGCACGGATACGGTTCACGCGCGCATCGCGGATGCGAAAACGGAAAGCGTCATCTGGCAGCGACGGGTAGGAGTTGCAGAAGTTCTCGACGTTGTCGGTACGCGACATCTCCACCAGCTGCGGGTCATTCAACGTCGCACCGAACGCGAGCCGCTGCTCGTAGAAGGCGACGGTGGACGGATAATCTCCCGCCGCCGCGAACGGGTTACGATTGACGCGTACGCCTACCGCCGTGTCCGCGGTGATGTTCTCATCCGTAAAGGTCGTGTTCTCTGTGGTCCCGATGTAGCCGAGCGCTCCAGCGTACATCTTGTACACCGCATATCGCGACGCTCCGGGCAATGCCTTCCAGCCGAGGTAGTTTTCGCTCCCCTTGTAGTACAGGTCGTTCTCGACGAACAGGTCAGTTGGCAAACCCTCCTCGAAGGTATCGCCGTCGATTGCCGAGATCGCATATTTGTACGTGACCAGATCGGACGTGACGAAGGCGCCACGCTTCAGCAGCGTGTAGCCCTTGTAGTTGCCCAGCTCCGCGCCGGGAGACGTGACCGTGCCTCCGCTGCTGTACGCGGTGAACGACGTGCCGTCCACGGCGTCCCCGTTCTTGTCGAGCAGCTCGATCGTGTCAGCCGTGACATTGGCCGCTACGTACAGTTTATCGTTCAGCTTCGTCATCCCGACGACGCCGCTAATCGAGAACGCGTCACCGTCGCTGAGCCCGTGCGCCACTGCTGTGACCACGACAGGGTTCGTGGCAGTCGCGCCGGTGATGCTCTTGCTCACCTGTTCGACCTGCCCGATGCCGGGTTGGAACGCCACGTCCGAGATCGTCCAATCGTCGTGGTCCAGACGCCCGATCTTGCGCGGCGGGTATGACGGGTGCGCTAGGTACATCGTGTCCGCATCCTGCGCGTACCGCACACGGAGAACGTCCGCCAGATCGTACGTATGGGTCTGCTCATACACTTTCGACAAGGTCGCCCCGGCGCCCAACGCACCCCATACGCCTGTTGCCGTATCGAGCCCGCTGCCGTCAAACACCGTGAACGACAGGTCAGCTCCCGACGCCCCCGTGATCTCGACGATCGCCTCGTGCAGCTTATGCGTCCCGTTCGGATCGCTCACGTACGCCAAACAGCCCGCCGGGAACGACGCCGCATCTCCTGCGCTGTCGAGCGTGAGGGTGGCTGGGTTCGCGGCGGTGATCGCCGCCAACCCTTTAGCACCCACGGCGGTGTCCAACACGTACGCGCCGTCGCGTAGAACGCGGAATTTCCCGTCGGTGAACTCCAGCTGGTAGGTCTGCTCTGTGCTGAACGAGAACGGGATCAGGCACTGATACGCCGCCGCGCCCGACGTGTCGAAACGGGATACCGCCTCAAAGCCTGAACGGTTCGATACGCCCCCCTGCGGTCGGACAAAAACGTTCAGGGCGTCCTTCAGCCCTTTCTGGAACTTCTCTGTGTCGGAGCGGGCGTACATGCCTTCGGATACGATGCCCGCGTTGAACGCGCCCTGCGCTATGCGTGCCATGTGTTACCCCCAGATTGTCGATCCGTCGGCCTCTCTGCCGATCGGGACGGCGCCCGCATCCCGCGCGTCAGTGTACCCGCCAACCCCGTACACGTACGTTGCGCTCTCCTGCTGCGCGTCTGTTTCGATAGCCTCGGCAAGCGCCTCGCGGTACATGCGTTGCAGCGCATCGGCGTCAGACTTACGCCGGGTCATGCTCGGCGACAGGCGCATCGCGAGGAAGAGCGCCAACGCGTCGTCAAACAGCGGTGACCACGACAGCGTGTCCGTGCTGTCGTACGTGTACAGCGCATGCGCGCTTTCAAGATTTGTGTAGACCGTCCCTCCCTCGATATACATCGGGACAGGCGGCTCGTTTGTCATCGCTGCGCGGCCCGCTTCGACAAGTCGGTGCAGCTTCAGCATCTCGTTCGGAAGGTCGTAGTGGTGCGCCCACGTGTCGGACAGGTCGTTCGCGCTGAGCTGCGACAGGCTGCGCAGGCGCCGGGCGAAAGTCCACGGGCTACGTACGAGCACCATACGACGTGCGATGTCGTACTGCCGCAGGCAGGCTTGCGCCTCTACGCTACCCTCGTAGATGTCCGTGATCGACGGTTTCCCGAGGTGGTCGAGGGCCATGTTGCAGATGTCAACGTTGTTCGCGACAGCCATCGCCGTGCCTCCGGTTCAGTGGTTACGCCTCGGGCGGCGCGAAGTCGCCCGAGACAGTCGCGTGTCAGCCGCGCGTACGGCGGGTGCGGCGCGACGTGCGCGACGTTTCCACCCCGCCGTCGGTCTCGCCGTCGGTCTCGCCGTCGGTCTCGCCGTCGGTCTCGCCGTCGGTCTCGCCGTCGGTCTCGCCGTCGGTCTCGCCGTCGGTCTCGCCGTTGACTTGCGCCGCTTTCAGGGCTGCGATCTCCGCTTCGAGATCAGCGATGCGCTGATCCTTCGCAGCAATCTCCGCCTTGTGCGTGCCCTTGCCCGTGGCTTCCGCCTCCTCGGCGGCGATCTGGGCCGGGGTGAGGCCGGTACCGCGCGTCTCGGCGAGGATCGCTTTCGCCTCGCCGGTGCCCGCCTCGGTCATCCAGCGCTCGCTGAAGTGCTCCTTGTCGGTCAGCGAGAACACGTCACCGCGTTCCCG